TTGGGACTTTATGGAAACAATCCATAGTAGGTCTTATACATACATTATTAAGAATTTGTATTCTGATCCTAGTGAAGTATTTGATACTATTCTTAAAGATGAGAAGATTGAGAAAAGAGCTAAAGCAGTTACTGAATGTTATGATGATCTAATACTTACAGGTCATAAATGGCATTTAGATAAGAGTAAAGTTGATGAGTATGAACTAAAGAAAAAATTATGGAAAGCTTTGATTACAGTAAACATACTAGAAGGATTAAGATTTTATGTATCGTTTGCTTGTAGTTTTGCTTTTGGTGAACTTAAATTATTAGAAGGATCAGCAAAGATTATTTCTTTTATCGCTAGGGACGAAAGTCAACATCTAGCAGTTTCGCAAAGAATTATAAACAATTATAGAGATATAGAACGAGATAAGATAATGGACAAAGTTATCAAAGATACTGAAAAAGAAACGTACCAAATGTATGATGACGCAGTTGGACAAGAAAAACGTTGGGCAACATATCTATTTTCAAAAGGTTCTATGATCGGATTGTCAGAAAAATTATTACACCAGTTTGTAGAGTATACCGCTAACAGAAGAATGAAAGCGATTGGTTTAACTCCTGTGTACGATCAAAAGTCTAATCCATTACCATGGACAGATCATTGGTTAAACAGTAGAGGTACCCAAAATGCTCCACAAGAAACTGAAATAGAAAGTTATGTTATTGGTGGAATAAAACAAGACGTAAAGAAAGATCAATTTAAAAAATTTAAACTATAATGATTGAAAAAAGAGAAAAAACCTGCTCTAGTTGCGAGACTAAATACTTGGTACAATGGGACATTGAGGTACAAGACCTTGAGCCATTAACCTGTCCATTCTGTGGACACGAAGTCGAGGAAGTTGGAGAAGATGAAGGTGAACAAACAATCTGGACAAACGAAACCGAAGACGATAGTTGGAATTGATTATAGTTTGAATAGTCCTGCTATTTGTATAGCAGAAGATGATTTTGATTTTAATAAATGTTCTTTTCACTTCCTAACAAGTAAGAAGAAACATATTGGACAATTTGGTAAAAACATATTTGGTTATGAACATAAAGAATACAATACTCCTATTGAAAGATTTTCTAATATTTCTACTTGGGCGTTGGATATTATCCACAAATACAAACAAGACACAGCACAAATTTATATTGAAGGTTACTCGTTTGGCTCTAAAGGTCAAGCAGTATTTCAGATCGCAGAGAACTGTGGTATTCTCAAATATAGATTACAAGTATCTCCTACATTATTATATGACACAGTTGTTCCTAGTGTTGTTAAGAAGTATGCGTCAGGTAAAGGAAATGCTGATAAACAATATATGTACGAAAGTTTTACGAAACACACTGGAGTTGATTTGAGAAAAGTATTCGATATGGAAAAATTGAATAATCCAGTAACAGATATTGTAGATAGTTATTATATAGCAAAAGTAGGTAGTGAATTATGAAGAAAGCGATTATAACAGGAATTACAGGACAAGACGGAAGTTATCTAGCGAAACTATTACTATCAAAAGGGTATAAGGTGTACGGCGCTCAGAGGCGTAATACAGGCCTTAAACACTGGCGTTTAGATGAACTAGGGATAACAGATCAAATAGAATTTGTTGACTTTGATTTAGGAGAACCCTACAATATAGAAAAGACTATTGACAAAGTACAACCAGATGAGTTTTATAATTTAGCGGCTCAATCATTTGTTGGACTATCATTTGAACAACCACAAGTAACCACAATAGCAAATGCGTTAGGTGTTCTAAACATATTAGAAGTAATAAGAAACAAATATCCAAAGGTTAAATTTTATCAAGCCTCAACATCAGAGATGTTTGGTAAGGTACAAGAAACTCCACAAACAGAAACAACAAGATTTTATCCTAGAAGTCCATATGGTGTTGCTAAATGTTATTCTCACTATATGACTGTTAATTATAGAGAGAGTTATAATCTATTTGCTTGTAGTGGTATTTTGTTCAACCACGAAAGTCCAATGAGAGGCGAAGAATTTGTTACAAGAAAAATTACAAAAGGTTTAGTAGAATATACAAAGACAGGTAAATTATTAGAACTTGGTAATATAGATACATATAGAGATTGGGGTCACGCTGAAGATTATGTTGAAGCAATGTGGTTAATGTTACAACAAGATACGCCAGATGACTTTGTTATTGCTACTGGTAGAACAGTAATGATTAGAGATTTTATTACATTATGTTTAGATGAATTAAATCTAGCTTATGAATTTAAGGGACACGAAGTAATTGATACACATACTAGAAAACATATAATTAAAACAAATCCTAAATTTTTTAGACCAGCAGAAGTAGATTTACTTGTTGGTGATAATACAAAGGCAAAAACAAAATTATTATGGAAACCTAAACATACATTAGAGAGTATGGTGAAAGATATGATTACAGAAGATTTGAGAAGATGGAAAAGTTAATCTGGACAGACGAAGATAAATTTTTAATCACTACATTTAATAAGAGATTGTATGATGATTACGCACATAAATTTTTACAAACATATGCTGAAACAAAACAAACAATCAAAATGGTTTGTTATGTAGAAGAAGATTATCAATATCCTAATTACGCTGGTATAACTTATGTAAATATACTAAAAGAAATGCCAGAGTTAGTGGCGTTTAAAGAAAGACACAAAGATAAGATATGGAATGATGACAGTGATTTTTTACAAAACGCAGTAAGATTTTCTCATAAAGTATTCGCACAATATCATGCAAGTAAACTAGGTAAAAAGTTTATGTGGTTAGACGCAGACAATATCTTTATGAAAGAGATACCAAACAACTTTATGGATACTTTTATTCCAGACGATACATTTACTACATTTTATGGTAGAAGTCACTACACAGAATGTGGTGTTATTGGTTTTAATTCTACACTTGATATTAGTAAAAAATTCTTTGATGTATATTTAAGTCATTATACAAAAGACACAATATATAATCTACCTAATAAAACAGATTGCCACGCATTTGATAATACTAGAAAACTTGTTCCTGTTAAAGAACGAGATAAGAATGATGGACATGGTGGTCATATCATAGCTAGAGATAAAGAAATTAATCCTTACATAGATCATAAAAAAGGTAAAAGAAAATATAAGATCAACAGTCCAGAATGGCTACAACAAACAAATGGTTAAGAAAAAAATATTGATTATGGGATTACCTGGCAGTGGAAAGACAACACTAGCAAAAAAACTTGTACCATTATATAATGCTGTGTGGTTAAACGCAGACGAAGTTAGAAAAGAAGCTGACGATTGGGATTTCTCATTAGAGGGTAGAACTAGACAAGCAGATAGAATGAAAACTTATGCTCAAAAGGCTATTGATGATGGAAGAAATGTAGTAGCTGATTTTATTTGTCCGACTGAACAAACAAGAGCTGATTTTAAAGCTGACTATATAATATGGATGGATACAATAAAAGAAGGTAGATTTGATGATACAAATAAAATGTTTGTGCAACCAACTAACTATGATTTTAAAGTTACACACAAAGACGCTGATATGTGGACTTTTTTAATTAAACAAGATATACAAGAGAGATTTAATGATTAATATTTTTATTAAAATGGTTAATGTTTTCGTATAAATACTTATATGATACATTTTGTTTACAAAACTATTAATCCTGTTAATGGTAAGTATTATATTGGAAAACACTCTACTTTAGACTTAAATGACGGGTATACGGGGTCAGGTTTATGGATAAAAGATTGTCTTAAATCTAATACAAAACTAGAAACAACTATAATTAAAGTATGTAAAAGTGAAAAACAGGCATATAAACAAGAAGAAAAGATTATAAAAGAACATTTTAATAATTCTTTAAATATGAACTTTAAATATGGTGGATCGGGTTTGAGTAAGAATGATTTTGAAATATTTAAAAAAATATCTATGACTTTAAAAGGTAGAAAGAATCCAGAACATAGTAAAAGAATGACAGGTGAGGGTAATCCTAACTATGGTATAAAAAAAGATAAGTCTTTTAGCAAACTTATGAGTAAAGTACATAGTGGTAAATCAATTAATGAAGAACATAAACAAAAAAA